TAATTAGAAATTATAATATTAATATATTTATTTAATTTTGATATGGTGGTAGAAATATTTGTGTTGGTTCAGATATATTAAATGGATTAGATGAATTAGATGAATTAGATGGTTCTGGTAAATCAGGAGGAAGAGCTGACATTGTTAGAGTTGGAGGATTATATGCACTTAACCATATTTGAGTCACTGCTAACCTTTCTGAAATATTTAATATTCCGAAATATTGTCCTGATACTGGAATTTCAAGAGCATTACTTGATCTAATTATATTATTTCCATTTGGTTGTCCTGTGACTGAGATTGTGAAAAACTGTGAACCAATTCTTAAAGAAAGACCTGCCCCATAACTTTGTGGTAGATAACATAGAACATATAAATTATAAAAACCAGCTGAAATATTTATATCAACTTGAACATTATATGTATTAGATGAATTTAAATCAGGTTCTGTATAAAATCCATAAAATTGGGCTGGGTCAGCTGTTAAATTAACAGGTATATCTATTAATTGATTCGCGAATATAGACCAAGATTTAGGAAATACTGTAAATTTATTATATTGTGATGGAACTATAATACCATTTTCATCAGTTTCTAAAAATCCACTATTAGGTAAATCACTCATCTGGACTGAATAACATTTTGTTAAATAGTAGTTATTATCATTTAATAAAGCCATTGATATATAATAGTAAATTATATATTAATATTTTTGTAAATGTTTATGTTTTATTTAATTCATACATTTTATGTTTTTCGCTTCTTTCGTGTCTTGATTTATGACCTAATTTAAATATTTTTCCACATTCACAATTTATTATTTTTTGTTTACGTTCTCTAATTTCATCTTTATGATTTTCATTGTATTGTTTTACCTGTTCTCTAATTTTATCTTTATTTTTTTCAATATATTGTCTTCTTATTTCTTTACTATTATCTCTATATTCTTTTTTTCCTCTTGTTGGTATAAATTTATTAATAATTACATCTTTATTTAAATCTATATAATATCTCTCTCTACTATGTAATTCATCTTTAGAATTACAAGGATATGATTCAATTAAAATGATATCTACATCTCCTAATTCTAATAATTTAAATGATGTAATATAATTTTGTTTTTTTTCTTCTAAAAACCTTTTATAGTCTGATTTATGACCTCCTAATCTTTGACTTAAATATTGCTCACAAGTAGATCCAATATAAATTTTATCAGTATGAGGACTAATAATTTTATAAATTTTACCTCTTTGATATTTATTATTTACTTCCATAGATAATAAATATTATTAATAATTCTTTATGTATTTTTATGTATTTTTATGTTTTTTTATGTTATCTAAAAGCGCATAGCCCCTTTTCTGGATTTTCTCATACGACCACCAGTGTTTCCATTTCCTAAAACATTAGCAGATCCATGCATAGCAAGAGCGGACATTTCAGGTAGGGAGTTTCCCATTCGACACATAGCACCACCAATTACATCTTTAATATGCTTACGATGAAAACGAGATTTTCTCATTTTATGAGCAATTCTATTAGAAGACATTAATTTATGGAGTTTACCATATAGACCATATCCTACCAAATCATGACTATTTAGTGAAGCAGCGTGAGCAGTAGGAGCCATTCCTTTGAATGCAAGATTATCTTCAACAGAGAGAGGAGCAGAGATAATACGTCCATCATTGACACCTTGTAATTGCACAATCTGAGGATAGCAATAGCAAACATATAGAACCAATTGATTAGTATATGGTAGAGTATTTTTAAGTTGCACAGTAAATGATGCATTAAATTTAAAGTTAGTACCTGGGCTTAGACTGGTTCCGTCTGGAGCACGTACGTGTAAATCAGAACCAAAGTCTAGTTTAACTGGACCAGATGCTGGATACATATATTTAGGGGCACCATCCAATAGAGTTTTAATAACTGGACGACCTGACCATTCAACAAATGATTTAGATCCACCATTATTTACATAAGATTTCCATAACATTTGTGATGTACTATTGTTCATTTGATTAACACTGTTAATTTGAGCATTAACTTGAGAAATAGGACAAAATGCATCTGTAAGTTGTGTTCCATGAACAGTATCGGCATCTTGACCAAATAAGAAACCTTGAGATGAATATAAGTTTTCAGGATAAGTCGCAAAGATAAGAGCATAAGATGGAACAGTGTTAAGAGATACAACAGGAGTCGAGACAACCGCTGTAGCTTCAGGTAGAACACTAATCAAATTAGAATATCTATCAATAACTGGTAATTTATAATTTACAGTTGGGGGAAGTTGGAAATGAGTACTAATAATATTGTAGGTTGTAAATTCCAAGACTGGTTGAGGAACAGCAGGAAAATTTGGACCAAATGATGGCTGAATATTAGAAATTACAAGCTTACCATTATTAGTATTACGAGCGAAAGAAAAAAGACGAGTAGAAAGGTTGGTAAGTGCAAAGTTAAAATTGACAGAATCTATATGAGAAAGACCATGAGCTCCTCCATTTACTCGAATATCTTGAAGAAGTGGAGCAACAAAAAGAGCAAAACGATAAGTCACTAAAACAGATGCAGCTGTAGGAGTATTAGATAGAATTTGAACATCAAAAGCACCACGACCAACATCATTACCGGTATTACTATTATATAGACCTAAAACAGAACGATTAGTATATAATGCATCATCATAGTTAGCACAATTGTCAATCATTTGATTATCAATATTGTTAAGTTGACGAGACCATGCAGGCATAGGTGCCGAAGCTTCAAGAGCATTAATTAAAATACCTGAATCACTTTGAAAAGAATAAGATGTAGATGCACCAAGATTTACAGTACTAACATTAATAGCTTTTAGAAAACTATTAGAACGACAACCAAATTCACCATCAACAAGAAGGTTAGGAGTTCCAACAGCATTTTTACGTTGTCCAGTGATGTCAAATTTAACAGGACAATTAAGAATAATCACACGATCGAGAATTTGAGAAAGAGCATTTGAAAGATTAATTTTTACAGAAATAAGGGATGAAGAATAATTTTGGAGTGGTACTTGATTGAAAAAAGCACTATCAACCTTATTATCAGTCGCAAGATATGCAGCTTTTGATGTAAAGTCTACAACAGGATCCACCATCGTCGCTATAGCCATGTTCGCATTGCTCATAATATTATATATAATACAATTCTATAATAAAAAAATTAATAATTAAATTCTATAATTATTAAATTTTATAATCTATATATTTTATAATTAATTTTTTAATTTCATCAATTCTATATGTTTAGTTGTTTTATTATGTCGTTCTATATCTCTATTTCTATAGACTGTTAAAAAAAGACCACACTCACATTTTGTTTTTTCATTTAATTTTTCTAATCTTTCAGCATCGTTTAATTTCATTAATTCAATATGTTTCTCTGTTTCAATATGTCGTTGTTTATGATTTTTATTTATTTCTACTCCACACTCACATATCATTTTTTCTTTTTGTTGTTCTCTTATTACATCTCTATTTAGTCTGTAATATTCAATTAAATGAAGTCTATCTCGTTCTTTTGCATCTTCTTTGCTGATATATGCATTCTTATTATTAATACAAATATCTCTATTTTCATTAATATAATATTGTTCTCGTTTTGTTAATTCATCTTTAGAATTACACGGATATTGTTCTATTAATTCAATTCTAACATTGGGATATTCAAATAATTCTTTAGAATAACAGCATTGTTTTGCTTTATGTGATGCTAATCTTTGACTTAATTTTTGAACTGTAGATCCAATATAGATCTTATCAAAATCATCACATATAATTTTATATATTTTTCCTTCCTGAAATTTATTTAATTCTCCCATTTGATAATATATATTATTATTAAATGTTTAAATAGGCATATTAATAGAAAACATATATTTTATAGAAGCATTGTTTTCTTACTAAATAAAGCTAACTTAAGTGAATTCTGTTGATTAGCAGACGATAAAAGAGGATTATAATTCCCAAAGACGTCCGTCCAAAAAATGGATATAGTAAAATTTCTTATGATTGAACCAGATGATAAACCAACCAGCCGACTTTGAGCAATTGATGATGCCGTATATTGAACATAATTTCTATTCTCGGCAAATTGATCCTGATCAACTAATAAATCAAAGAAAATATTTAAATTTGGTCTTGCTATAGAATTTGCACTATTATTATCTTGAGCTTCAAATGGAACATTTGTAAATGCACTTTCAATTTCTGTTTTAACTGGTATATCTGTAATCGTGAATAATATTCTCTTTATTGGACACCATATATTTAATGGATCAGTTGTTCCTGTCATTTTATAATAGTTAATAGAATTAAATTGAACAATATTATCATATAAATCATAACATAACATTAAATAATTAGTTTGTGGTTCTTTATAATAAACATTAGATGGACAACCAAATAAATCACCACTAACATTATCTTGATAAAATGATATTTGTGGATATGGACCTTCTTGATCCCATTTTGTCACTGGAAAATTTAAAGAAAATCTTTTTATTGATGGATTCCATGTATAAAATGGAAATAGATCAGGATTTAAATTTACACCTAGACCTATTAAATTAGTACAAAATGTATCAAATGTATCTCGAATTGAATCATTAAATATTTTTAACATCCATGCTACATCATATACATAATAATATCCAGGTACAGTTGTAAAATCTTGTCTTCCTCCATTTTGTGATGGAGCTTTTGGAACTCTATCTAAAACTTGAGATTGAAATATTATATTCTCAGTAAGACCATATAATAAAATTCCAGCTGTTGCATAATATTCAAATCTAATTTTAAATGGACTCAAATTTGGATCAGTTTGAGTACGACCATTTACAATCGGAAAAATAAAAGCTGGCACTGAATTTGTACTAATTAATGCACGATTTAATGATAAATAATATAATGATGGATCAATTGCAATTGCATCATCATTTTTAAACACAATTTGTGATATTTGATTTGCTAAATTTTGTGAACTATCTGAATTAATTCCAGTATTAACTGAAACATTTATGTATATTGGATCTGAAGATAACATTATATAATATTATAATTAGATATTATTTATAATTATTTTTAATATAATAATTTCAAGTGAAAATTTTTCACTCAAGTGAAAGAAAAAACTAACA